CTCCTTAAACTTCAGTTTCGTATTCGTAAAACTTAACAGATGGATCCAACTGTTTTAGTTGTTTAGCGGCAGTCATTAATTCTTTGTAGCGACGGTTAACTTCTGCACGGGGCAATTCACCATCACAAGTCAGGTTCTCAGGGCTAAGAGCAGAATCAATTTGATCTGCCAAACGTTGACGACCAGCTTGAGTAGCAATTTCGTACTGCTCACCTTTAAAGATTGAGTTCCAGTGATTCTTCTGGTCAATGTATTTTTGCAATGCTTTCATGTTTAACTCCGTTGTTTAACTGTTTAAGATTCTATTATAAGCCCAAATCCATTTATTGTCAAATTTAAGCGGCTAATCTTTGTTGCGTTTTAGCAACATTATCTTGGACCAATTGCTCAAATCCTGCTTTAGTGACCGGGTAGCCCTGTGCTTTAAGCATCTTTTTGATGTGGGGTTGAATATAGCCTTTAGATTGCAAGATTTCAAGTGGTGATTCACTCTTTTCTAAGCGACCAAAGTATTCCTCAACTGTAAAGTTCTTTGTAAGGAATGTAAGGAAAGTTGCTTTGCTACCTTTAGCATATTTGAAACGTACTACAAATTTAGTAGTACCGTCAACTGGGTTTGTATAGTCAACATACTCAGTACCGTAGAAATTGCCTTTGATGAATTTAGTCATTTCGTTTCCTTTATCTAACTGTCTAAGATTCTATTGTAGCACTAAGTCCATTTATTGTCAAATTTTGGGTATAAAAAAGCCCCAAAAACGGGGCATTTTTTGAGAACTAAAAGTATTACTTTTTAGTATTAGTACTTTGATTAACAAAACCGTACATTTTTTCAGCAGTCTCAAGGATCTTATCTAGTCCTGGAAACTCTGGCATGTTTACTTTGTTAACAATTTGTCCGGTCTTCTCATCACGTTCGGCACTGACTTCCCAACCCATATATTTAGCATGATACTCTTGACCTACTAGGTCTTTAGCCATTGATAAAATATCGGTACGAATTTCGTAGCCATTTTTATTAAATTTAACTTCGGGTAGTTTTGGTGTATAGTCTGACATTATATTTCCTTAGTGTGTAAATGTTTGTATAGTATATAACATTTTTTTAGGTTGTTCAAATCTTTCGGGAAAATGTTATTTCATTTTACTTGCTTTGTAGTCTTTGATAGATTGAATTGCCTCTAAGAGACTATTGAATAGTTGTTTAAGTGTGTTCATAGAAATTTCCAATTGGATTGTTTGCGATGGAACTCGTAGGTCAATCGCTCAATGTCGCCTACATCTTGTGGATTACGGCTGACGATATATTTTTCTAACTCAGTGCCATAGGTGTCTGTAGAGAAACCTAGGAACACTAATAGTATTCCTAAGAGTTTCATAATTACTTAGCCTTTGTAGATTTAGCAGATTTAGCAATATTAAAAGCGGGTACCATTGCTTTATACTGGTCAGCTAATTGTGTGTAAAAATCTTTGCTTGTGAAAATCATACCCAAAGCCATTGCTGATTGCATTCCTGCATCTGCGGCTGCTTTTGTGTATTTTGATTGTGCATCAACGAATGTATTCATTGCTGTTTTGATGCCTTCGTGTTGAACGGTTTGTTCTACGAATTTCTTTTTAAAGTCTGAAACGCCGTCAATAAAGGCGTAAGTTGCTGTGTTAAACATTTTATATCTCCTATGTGTGTGTTTAAAAGTTAGGTTTTTATGAAGAACCCGTAACTTCATATATATTTATGCCACTTGATAGATTTCTCTATATTTTGACATAGCCATTTCTCTGGATAGGAACAATCTTACCTTGACATAATCAGTTAATTCCTCATCGTTAATTAAAGAGGTTTGAATCTTTAATATGATACGACGGGAATTGACTAATATATCCTCATCACCAATTAGAACATTGTTAGGATCACGTCCCCAAGTTTTAATTGCGATAAGTCTGTATGGATTACTTCTTAGAAGTTTCGGCTTTTTTATCATCAGCTTTTGCTGGCTTGGCATCACTTTTTGTGTCTGCCTTGGGAGCATCCTTTTTCTTAGCCAATTTCATTTCTTCTTTTGGTACTTCTGCTTTAGCAGGTGCAGTAGCGGCTGGTGCAGTTGCTGGCTTAGCGGCAGGAGCTGTGGTCTGAGCCATTGCTGTTAGTGATAATGTTGATAGGATTACGATTGCTAATGTTTTCATTTTAAGTTTCCTTTATGGTTAATGAAGTAGATTTTTACAGTCTACATATATATAACGCGGTAGCCAACTGTTTAGTTGACATAAATACATTATGTTATATATATCTTATCAGGGAATCTTTGACGGAAAAGACTATGAAGATGCCAATACTCCTGACCAAATAGGAAAATCCTTTAATAATGGATTTGCTTGTATGGTCGATGTTTGGAGAATAGATAATACGTTATGTGTAGGTCCAGAAGCTGCACCTATTCCAGTAACTGACAAATATCTACAGGGTAATCGTTTTTGGATTAAATCTGGGAATCAGGAAACATACGACTGGTTTACTACACAACCATTAAAAAATTATCCAAACTATTTTTATCAACCTAATCCTAATGTAAATGCATTAACTAGTAGCAATAAGTTATGGACACCCGGTACTGTACCGGTAAATGATACTAGTATCATTGCGCTTCCTGAAATTAAGGATCGTGGATTACTTAGTACAGTACATTTAAGATGCTATGGAATATGTAGCACCTATTTAAACTTCATTAAACGTATGCGTAATGAGGGTCAGCGGTATTAACCACCTCTACCCGTTCTACGAACAACACTTGCACCTCCAAAACCTTTACTAGGCTTTGGAACTTTCTGTTCAGACTTTTTACCTGTTAACATTGGTGTATTTTTCTTTTTAGCTTCGTTAGCTAAATTAATAAATGGATTTGGGTTTTTCTTTTCTGTCATTTTTTTACCTTTATGCTATCTAAATATTCATTTACATTTCCATATAAACTTATCATCATGGCAATTTTACTGTCATAAAATCGTATGTAGGGGAAACTTCTTTTTTCAAGTTTATTTACCCCCATATAATATGGGCACTTAATTTTTTTATTAAGTTCTAATATATAAGCATGATATTGAGTTTCAGGCTGTATTTTGAGTTCATACTGATAGAATTCTATTTCTGCTGTTCTAAATGCTAGATCACCTACATCAGTTAAACGCAATCCGTCTTGGCGCCCAGTCATCCACCATTTAAAAAGTAGTTTATCTACCGAGCTGTTTTTTTCTTGAATTAATGAATCAGGAAGTTGAGCCAATACAACTTCTGTTATAGTTTCTTTAAGTGTCTTACGCTTACTCATCTGGGTAGACAACTCTACCGGAATTCATAAAGACTACGGTAAACTTATCTGTTTTGAATTGTACATTCAATTTACGACATAAATTACGTGCATGTCCTGGGTTACTAAAGCTAGTCTTTTTATACTTAGGTGTTGCTTCGTTATCTAAATAATGTTGGCTTTTTAAATTGATAGGTTGACCGTCAAAAAATACGGCCCATATACCCGCAGCCTCTACAATCTGGTCACATTTATATGTTACTTTGTCTACTAATTCAAGTAATATTTTAGGTTGTGTTCTACTCATTAAAATCTACCACCGTTCATCTCTACTTGAAATATTGGTTCTACTTTGTTTGTATTCTGTAAAAGTTCATAGTTATCTACAAGTAATTTAGTTAACTCATCACGCAATCCGCGGGCTTCACTTATGGGAATAACCACATCTCTTCCCTGTTTGCCTTCAATCAGGGTTACTTTATCCACGAATCGCTTAATATGTATCATCAGTTATTTATCATGCTTTTTGCTTCATCTTCTGTTTTAAACGGACCTTGATATGGATAACGCTCAATAAAGATGTATTTAGGACAAAAAACTGTTGTTTTTTCACTTCCCTGTTGAATTACAAACCATCCTGCGGCATGATAGCACTTACTTTTAATACCTGTAGTAAACAAATGTAATTTACGTTTTATATCTAACATGCTATTGAACACTGTACCTGTTGTAGGATATACCTTAAAGGGCAAGTCGTGTTTAGTTTTATCTGCTTTTTGTACAGTTTCAAATTCAATATTTGTCTTACGTTTGATAGCTGTAGTATTTTTATAATGGCTTTTATTACCATTCAATTTAACTTCAAAGCCAGAACCATCAGCTAATACATTACCGACTTTTTCTTTGCCATCTGTAACAATCCAAAATTGATTTTTAACTACGGGTTTTGCAATTAGTGTTTTAGTCATTTTTATTCCTCTGTGTAAGTGTAACATCATTAAATGTATTTGTCAACCTTTGTACCCAAACTATATAGATATTGGTACTCCTGATATTCTTTTGTAAGTTTTAACGATTCATATCGTTTAACTTCCTGTATGCTTTCTAAAAACAATCTATGTTGATCCATACGTTTATCTGCTTGTATACTTAATATTTTATCTTTTTCCCGATTATCATCCCGTTTAATATCAGTTTTCTTTGTTGCTTCTATGATATCTTTTAACATATTATACCGTAAGGTATAATTAAGTAAGGGAGTGGGTGCGGATATGGTGCTCATGTGAATAACCTTATGTCTTTGTGTTTAACAAGTAAAATATTATATACTACATTTTTGTATTTGATAGGCAAATCTAAATGTACACTGATTCTCGGCCCTTCAATTTCATTAATTAGTGTATCATTACCCACCGTGCCAACAAAAGGAATCTTATTCCATTTACCAATAACACGATCACCAATACTGTATTTACCCGAATATCGGTTAGCTTTGAAATATTCTGCTAGTGTTGGCATTATAACATAAACTGTTTTAGTACACTATGTGCTAAAGACAAATCCTCTACTAGTGGTTCATCTAGCATTTTACGATATTCTACAATGATTTCCATAGCATATGCTTGATCCTCATCATCTAATGTATTCCACCACTCATATAATTCATCTGGTGTTTTGTTTAAAATATATTGTAAATTTTTATAATCTCTTGTCATTATTCAACTCCAAAATGTTGTTTAATTAAATCCGAAGCAAGGAATGGTTCCGCAGTATCAGCAATATCAGCACATTTCCGAACAATCAATTCGGCGAATTTTTCTGAATTATCAACGTTCATCCATTTACCACTTACGTCGGTCCCTACTTGTTCAATCAATTCTTTAATTCGTTCACTCATACTAAACTTCCTTTATAAGGCGCATTCAACCATTTTGCATAATCTGCATTTTCTGAAATCTTTGTAAGTTCATACCGGCCGCAGAATTTCATAAAGTGAATTCCTACTTGAGGTGTAACTGTTATACGCACACCCGCACGAATGTTTTCATCTACTGATTTTTTAACTTCATCCGGCTGACAGGTAAGATCAATCAGTACACGATTTCTCTCATAATCATCACGCACCCTATGTTCTACTTGATTATGGTCCAACCAGCGTTGAAGTTGTAAATTGTTCCACGAAAATCCTTGCTTTTCTCTATCAGCATAGGCCTCAATCAATCCAACTTTATTCTTACTACCTTTAGTACGCACCCCGGGATAAGCACTGAACACGTTGTCTGTAGAATCTCCACGCATACATTTTTCGAACAAAATAAATTGTGGGTCACCTAACAGTTTGGGCTCGCCAGTTTTTTTATCCTTAACAATACGACCTTTGTCATCAAAATAACCCTCAAGTGTAATCAATTGATTAGTGATACCATTATAAATTTTAGTCTTTTCCGTAATGAGTTGTATAAAATCTGTATCGCTTGAAATTATAAAATTTTCATCTTCCGGATGCAGTGCCACCCAACGTGCAATTAAATCATCAGCTTCTGCCTTAGGATCACGAAGGACACTTACGTTTGTCCGCTCACGCAAGAATGTTGTGAACTTTTCATACGTTTCCCAAAATAACTCGTTTTCTTCTTTCTCTGCTTGGGTTTGTGATTGTGCATCTACAATTCTATTCTTTTTATAGGGCTCATAAAAATCTTTGCGCCAGCTACGGCCCTCGAGACAAAACACCACGTGATCAATTCCAAATTTTCTAACAATTTGATTACATGATGCAAGTGTAAGATGTAAAGCCATCGCCACCTTCTCCTCTGGATCACTGTTGCGAGAAGCAACATGCCGTGCCCTAAAGAAAAGATTAGCTGTATCCATAAGTGCGTATTTTTGTTTCATGTCTCTATTATACACTACTATTTAAATAATGTCAATTTTGTGGGGCTTAGGCCATAATTCAAAAGGTTGTTTTTTCTCACTAATATACCGACCATATTTATTGCTAAATTCCGATGCCGAAAATAATTTATTAGGGTCAATACTAGCGTGAATTAACCACGTCCTCACAGTTCTACATACCTCTTCATCTGGCCAATTATTTATAATATAAATAAGGTGTTTATTTGCTCGTTTATGGCTAAATCGTTTACCCTTCATATCTTCAAGCATGGACCAAGCTTGGTCACAATAATTATCCGATAAGATAGTCCACATAAGTTCTTGCTCTTTTGTAAGTGTCATATGGGTATTAATATAATATTATTTTTTTTGAAATATATACACGCCTTCGTATTTGAAGCCGTTTTTCAATTTATTGTTACCTTTTCCCGGGCGTACATTTAACATCATTTTTAGAGTATCAACATGTTCAAAGTTTAGTTTCTTTGACAATTCAATCCATCTATCAACAACTTTAGTTTTACCCTTATCGTAATCAGCAATATTTACAGCATAGATAGCATTATCTACTAGAACCTTGTATAACATAGTTAATGTAGGTTCAACATAGAAATCAAACCATGCGTCCAAATTGTTATAGCGATTCATACATTGAGTTTCTTCATCACTATAAATTTCTAAATTAAAGTAAGGCGGGCTACTAAACGCCGCATCAAATGATTTTTCAGGTGCATCAAAATCTTCACTACAACAATGATTCATTTGATATCCATTTCCAATTGATAAATCATTAAGCATACTACCTAATGCATCCAATCCAACATATGTACTAGTATTCGGGTCTATTCCCGTATAATTATATCGCATATTGCTAGTCATAGATCCTAACATTCTACCACCGTAACCACTAGAAAAATCTAATACATTACCAAACATGTTAGGACAAATATATTCATATATAGCACGTGCGTTTAACGTTTTAAAATTTTGAATAGTTCCGCCTCCAGTGAGGTCTAATGCTCGGCGTATACTTTGTGGCAATACAGCTTTATCACCTTCATTTCTGTGTTTATAACAAATTTGAATAGCTGCCTTTAATTTTTTGTCATTGTTAAACCTATGACGCAAACTAACTTCAGAGTAATTAAAAGTTTTTGCATCTTGCATATTAGGAAACCAGAAACGACTAAAACTTTGTCCTGCTGTCATTCCGGTTGGTATTTGTTTATTTTTTAATAACACTGATTTACTAGTTAAATTTTTTAATTCTTCCTCACACCCTTCTAGTGAATAGTAAGTAATAGGTAATATATTTTTAGTACGATAGATATCAAACACTTCCTGTTGAATCAAGACCTTTCCAGCATCATCAGCTTTTGTCCAGGCTTCCTTAGAAAGTTTTTTTAAATCTTTTTCAACACTTTCATATCCGGTTGCAGTTTTTTGTGTGGGTGTAAAATTCCATTCTTTGCATATATCACTATAGTATGTTAATACTTTAGGATTTGTAATATTTGTCATAAATCTCTTTAACTTTCTTATAATTATTTATTGTAGGGATTCTTTTCCAAAAAACAACTCCGTTAGCAGGTGATGTTGCACTTAGAGCCTTACTCAACATTGTAATTGGGCTAGTATTCCAATATTTAATAAAACGCTCTGCCTCATTTGGATCTTCCATTTTAATCCATAAAGAATTATGACCCGTGCCGTATACGGGACTAGCATATTTTACCGGACTTTGATGGTTACGACCACCGTTTTTACTAATAACAATCTTATGTTGACCTACTCCCTCAGAGGGGGTAATGATAGTTTTACTCACATTTACTACTTTTCTATAGTCATCACCTTCTCTACCGACTTGAAAAATTAAAGGAACATTACCGGGATTGTTAATAACTGCTTTACTATTTGTATAATATGATCCATATTTAGCATCATAACCTTTAAATGATTGATCCAATACTTCAAGTGCATATTGATATTGAATTAAATCATTGTTTGGTAAGAATGGTGGATTATCTACAGTTAAACTGAGTTCATCATTAAAAATAGTAACTAGTTTGTTAGTTTTAACAGGTTCAAAAACCATCATACATTGAGGTGTGAATGATCCAGTCAATGCTAGATACCGATATGATGTTAATTCATGTATTTTATTTTCTGTATAAGAGTTTTGATTGGCCCTGCCCGTTACAACCAATAGTTTACATTGTTTTCTCCAATGTGGTACAAATCTGTTGATAGTGGAATAGTCTAAATTACTTATTACATAATCAAACTTAGTACCTACTGACATGCAATCATGTTGGTCAATATTAATGTTGAAGGTGTTATCATTAATAGCACGTTTCAAATTTGAATGCGCTACCTTTACTTGAGTAGCATCAATATCGCATCCAAATAATTGATTACCAAAAATATGCGTTAATCTTTGTGTTTCATCGGGTATTGCTTTAGCAAGTGTATTCATTAATACATCAGCAAGAACCAAAAGTATAGATCCTGTGCCACATTGTGGATCACAATACGTAATATTAGGATTAGAAAGGTCTTTTCTAGGTATTTGGTTAATCAGAATACGAATATGATCCTCAGGCAACATTGTTTGGTTGCTGTTAGCATCATAAAGTTTAATTTGATTGATACGTTTTTTAATGTTATTGAAAATCATTATACTGACCAATTGCCCGATTAATTGAAATGATATTAATTGCTGGTTTAATCTTATTCCATTCTTTCGGAACAAGCCCGGTAATGTCATCTACTACTGTAATGTCTTTATAGTTGATAATATCATCTAATGAATTTATTGTCAAGTTATCGGCCCATGCTACATCAATTAATTTGAAAATTTGACGCAATGCATATTTGATACGCAGTACTGTTTCCTCGTCTTCGGAAACTTCCTTAGTGGTTGCATTAGAAGTTTTTTTGCTTAACCGTTTCTTATTTGGACCGGTAAGAATGTCATTGGTATTGAGTTGACTATTTGCATTTTTATTCTTTGGGTCAGCTTTCTTGTTAGCAAGTAATAGAATAATGTCGTCAGTGATACCGGCAATATCTACCGCATTACCCACACGATCCATATAGTTATTAATATCGGATAAGAAACGTGTAGAAATGGTTCCACCGTCAATTATATTCCAAACATTACCTACGTAATCATATACTTCACTTACAGCCAACCATTCAGCTAGAATTTTATCTACTGGGCGATTTTCAGCAATACTTTGTTGTTCGCAATGTTGATACATTACATTTACTAGACGTTCAGGTGCATAATCAAAAACAATAACACTTTCCTTTTGGCCGTCTGACCATGGAGTTTTGCAACGAAAGCTACTTTGAAAGTAATCGGCCGCACTCTTGTCGTTATTCATCTGATGTACACTCCACCATTCAGGTACACTTGTACCTTCCTTAAATCGGTCACATGAAAGTGTAATAGTACCGGCGCCATGCTCATCATCACTACGTTGAATTAAATCTTTAACGTCTTGAATATTTTTCACATTTCCACCACTAGCATTAATGATAGTACGTTTACTAAAAAAGGGATGTTCGTTAAGCATTTTTGCTAAAGCGACAATGGCTTCAACATCGTCCGGCAACATCCAAAATGCATGTTTAGATACTTTGTCAGCAAATGACAAGAATCGTTTAGGAGGTTTCTTATACGTACTTACTACAAAATTTAAAAACTCATTTACTGCCATTACATTTTTAAACACTCCATTCTCAGTTGCAAACAATTTGGGAAATGTAAATCCATCATCACCTAAATATGATTTAACCTTGTCAGGCACATTAATCATTGCATAATTAATATCAGCACGATATCTAAAGCGTTCAGCCATATCACCGGTGGCTTGTTTACGCAACATTTGTTCTTCAATATAGTCAAAGTTGTAAATGTCATCCTTATCATACCTACCACTAAGCACAGTTTTATATGGGGTGCCGCTTAGTTCAATCTTTTTACCAAACTTTAATCTATTCCAAAGTCTTTGTGTGTTTTCAGTCAGCGTGGCATAATGTTGCTCATCAAAGAATACAATATCCCAATATTGGGCAAAGATTTGTTTCAACAATTCAGTTGGCTTATCAAAGTGTTTATTGATATATTGCAAACTAATGAAAGTAACATTTACTTCAGCATTGTTATGAATTAGTTTTTTTGGTTTTTTATAATTATGATACTCCCAGTTGCTATAATTTACATGGCTTTTTTCGCCACCGGGCAACAGTTCTGACCAACTGTCATTAACTCCAACTCTAGCAGTAACAATTAATATTGATTTAGCTTTAGTGGCACGTGCAATTTCATATGAAATGAAACACTTGCCGGCTCGCATAATAGCATTAATTAACAAGTCATTCTTTGATGTAAGCCTGTCTACGGCCCAATCTACAATTTTTTGTTGATATGAGAGAGCCGAAAAGTTTTCTATTTCGGCTACCCCATATCTTTTCTCATTAACTAGTCTTTTTCCTATATTAACTACATTATCCACACTCTCGTGTTTTGGATCAAAAAACCACTCAGATCCACGACCATGGACCCACGTTCCCATATTTTTTTGTTTTTTGTGAAAGAAATCCTTTTCCAGCTTGCGAAGGTTACTTAAACTTGTACTCTCATCACCGGTTTCACAAAGATCGGAAAAATCTTCATAATGCAGAATTTCGTAAGTGTCACCTGTCGATGACGCCTCTCTAAATTGTTCTTTTATTCGTGATTCAGCGGCTTCGTATGCGCTGTTTGCTAATCGTCTAGCTGACCCGTTTTTAACTTCGTTAACAAGTCGTCTGGTACGGGAAGTATACCAATAAATTACGGTATAATATTTCATAGAAATTCCTTTAGTGTCAATACAAGTATTGTATCAGAAATTAGATTTATTGTCAAATTATACAAAATCGTAACTATATTCACCATTTACAGGACCGTTGATTTGGACTTTTCCGAGACCAAATTCTTTGCTTAATTTGTGAAAAATACTACGGGCGGTTTCTTCGGAACATTCGGCAAACAATGTGCCAGTATCAGCAAAAAATCCTGCATGTTCGTTGTCATTTAACAACGGACGAACTAAGTACGACACATTACTTTCAAATTCTTCGTGAGACATTTTAACCCTTTATTAGCTTTAATACTATGTATTATACACCCAAAATGATTTATTGTCAACTTTTTTTCAAGTACAAAAAGACTTTTTTTGTACTTGAGGGAACCCATTTTTTAGCATCAGGTCCACAGGCTTCATAGGTACTACGCATTAATCCAGCAGTATGAAAATACCCTTCTTTGGTTACTCCTACTACCGGATCAAATTCGGGTTCGGTCCAACTTTCGGGAAGGGTGCATCTGAACCCATATGTAAAATTAGTCAGCCTGGACATAAAGCTAGCCTGGACATTCTTACAATCTTTACAGAGAAAGCTTTTGTTAAATTCTGTAGTCATATGACTCCTTTAGTTTCAATACAATTATTGTATCATATATCAGAATTATTGTAAAATTTAATCCTCAAATAATTATTGATTTTCTTTTTAAAACTTCCACTTATCAACTTACCTCAGTTCGTCCATTGCCAAGGTCCTTAGTACGGATAACTCTTGCATCACGATTCTCTGGATCTGCAACTTGCTGTTCATACATCTCTAAGGCCACGTTGCGACAAACTGTCTGAAACCAACGATCCACAATGATTACATCTGTATCATCATCACGTTGTTTATAACCTGCTCTAATTAAATTCAAAACAAACTTGTCATTGAAATCTAAATCAAATGCACCATCATTGATATTCTCGGGATTGATTTCTACTTTAGTAATAGCAATGTAGGGTTCACTTGCTGCCGTTGCTTTTTCTTTTGCAGTAAGCTCCGGTGTAGGGGGTTTCTGTTGTTTAGGTTTGGGTTCTTTTTTAAGAACAGGTTCAACCTCTTGCTTTTTAAATAAGTTTTTTATTTTGTCAAACATTTGTATCTTTCATGTAATTTAAAGCTGGCAAGATTCTTTGCCTTTGATTCACACATCATATCAAAATTATCAATGAATGTCAATGCCCAATCGTTCACCGCTTCGTTCCAATAATAATCACTATGTGCCCGAAGTTTCTGTTTACTGTGACCTGCTTCAATCAACGCACCATGAGAGGGTAACTGTGATCCGGGATGGCCGACAAGTACATCTTCACGACTGACGGAGTAATGGAGAGTAGGGCGAACGCCACGCCAACTATCAATGACCATTTTAACACGGTCATCAGTAGGTTGAATATATTCACCTTCCCGAATCCAATTGTGATGAATGTCCATGACCGTAGGGACGAGGTCAGATAACGATAAGCAGTCAAGTAATCCATGTGTGTATTCCTCATTTTCTAGTGTTAGTGTGTTTCTCGCTTCTGGAGACAATCTATTGTACACATCTCTAATGCCTTGTGGGCCCCTACGTCCAGAGATGTGTACATTTACTTTGAAGTCTTGAAATGTCTTCCCATAGCCCATAAAACGAACCATGTCACAATGATATTCAAATTCTTCTATACTCTTATTTACTACCTCATCACGGTCACTCGCTAAAACTACAAATTGGTCAGGGTGAAAGCTAAGACGAACATCATTGGCTCTAGCTGTTTCACCAATGGGTGCAAACCAACGCTGTAAGCTATTCTGTACATCAGTACTTTGCCAGAATTCTTTGTATCCATCCATAGTGTAGAAACTGAGCATATCACTAGTAAGACGAACCATACGCAATTCGGGTTCTAATGTAGCAACACGTTTAACTAATGCGTGAGTGTTCATAATGTTACGTTTAGCAACATCCATAATCTTTTCTTCTACTACACTACGATTATTACGCTTTGCCCACGCTTGTGTAGTACCACCTGTATTAAGGCCTTCTGCCGAAACAAGCTCACCTTTGTGGTTAATTTCTGCCCATTTACAAGCAAAGCCGATGCGTTTGATAGATTGATTTGTCAAAGTAATAGTCCAAAGTGATAAATAATAGATATAGTGTAGCATACCTACGCAATAAAGTCAACTATTTACGGATAACAATATGAGATTTAACGAAATTATATCAGAGAGTTCAGGAACCAAACTGAAAGACATAGCAAAAATTGCCACCAATATGCAGGATGCTGACTTTTGGTTAGTGCGTAAGGGTAGTGATAAGACAGTAGGTAAGCCTGTTAAAGAGTTTGATCCTTCAAGGATTGGTATTAAAGTAGTAAAAACTGATGTTATTGACCCAAACTATCTTTATTATACAATGATGAATTTACACAATCAGGGTCATTTTGCACGTATAGCTAATGGCACAACTAATTTAGTTAATATTACTGTAAATGATATTGCTAATATTCCATTAGGTCAACAGGGTATGAATGAAGCAAAAGACCCATGGAAAGAATATGAATTTATACACGATGGTCAAAAAATAGGACACATATATAGTAGGACAGGTCAGCCTCCCTTTACAACTAGAAGAAAAGTTGGTAGATTTATAAAGCAAATGAACCATAATAGTCTTAAAGATGCTCAGAATTATTTAATTAACAAATTTTTAGGTAGATCAACTTACTATGATACTAACGGGACACTTCAGCAAAATATAGATGAAGACTGGAACAAAGTCAATAAGAAAGACAAAACGTCCGGTATGAGCCGAAAAGCAGTTAAAGCATATCGTAGAGAAAATCCAGGCAGCAAATTGCAAACAGCAGTTACTACCAAACCTAGTAAATTAAAGCCTGGATCAAAAGCTGCCAAACGCCGCAAGAGTTTTTGTGCCCGTATGAGTGGTAACAAAGGTCCTATGAAAAAGCCTAATGGTAAACCTACCCCTAAAGCATTAGCACTACGCAGATGGAATTGCGAGAGTATAGAGCAAATGGAAGAATTAGTAATGCTAGCTGAACAATATATTAGGAACCTTAAGAAATGAACTTTACAGAATTATTTGAGGGTGCAACACCTAAATTACCCGGAGCAGTAGCGGGTATAAAAGTTATGAGCATGGATCAATTCCTAGCTCAATCAGGTGATGAACCGGAAGAAAAAATAGATGAAATGTCTTCCGAAGAATTAGATAAAATGTCACCTGAAGAATTAGCACAGTTTACACATAGGGCTAGAAAAGATAAATCTAAAATAGATCCTAATGCAATTGATCAGGCTTATGGTAAAAGTATGTCTATAATGTTCCCTGATAGCAATAAACGCAATACACAATCTACAAATAATAAACAACAAAACGTAAATGAAGGTATTATAGGTGATGTATACAATAAATTAAAATCAATGGTCCTAAAAGTGTTGGGTAAGAAACTAGTCAAAAACCCAGAGGATCAAATTGCCTTTCAACGTATGATGAGTAGAGTTACTGGGCCACTTGATACCACTCAATATTCAAAATTATGGCAAGACTATAAAAATGACAAACACTACTATGTTAGGTTACCAACGCTTCAGGATATGAACAACAGCGAACATATGTATTTGTGGTCTAATAGTTTATCACAATACGTAATGGATAAATTTCCAAACGCTTCGACGGAAGCATTACTGCAAGCTGTAGAAGGATTAACGCAGTTAGCAGTGAAAGACTTTAAACAAAGCTATCGTGATTTAGATGAAGCAACCAAACTTCCAGCACAAACACGTGAACTAAAAGGTCAAGAACTAGACGATTACTTAGATAGGATTCGTAATCGTGAAAAGGGTAAAACAGACAAATATAAACTACCTTACATACATCGCTCAAGTGTAGTAAAATACTACAATGAAGAAGGTAAACGCTACAATACAGACCAAATCAAAACAGCATTGGGTGTTCGTCCAAAGAAACTTCTTAAACAAAATGAGAAGATGAAACATAGCAACGGTGAACTAGAACAATTCTATAACATTGGCTTTGCCGCATTAGTTGGTATAGCATTAGATGAGGGTACTAACGAACTAATAGTAGTTAATACATGTCCGGGCGCTGGTTCATGCAAAATAGAGTGTTTTGCTATGAAGGGCGGTAAGGTTCAATTTGAAGGTCCTTGGTTAAGTGATGGAAGAATACTAACTTTCTTATTAAATGATCCAGATGGTTTCTTCAATCAACTAAGTAATGAAATTACAAAAGAAGAAAAACTAGCACAAAAAGGTGGTTACAATCTAACTATTCGTTGGCATGATGCTGGTGATTTCTTTAGTCCAGAATATCAAGACTTAGCATTTAAATTAGCAGCCTCTCACCCTGATGTTAAGTTCTATGCTTACACAAAAATAGCAGATGCGGCATTAGGTCAAAAGCCAAGTAACTTCATTGTTAACTGGAGTGAAGGTGCAAGTACTAGCCAAGAAAAACAAGTTAAACAACAAGATCCGCAATTAGATGTAACAAAGAATAGTCGTATTGTTCCTAGTAAGTTATTCTATGACTTATTGAAGAAAGATGAGTCAGGTAAGTTAGATAAGACTGCTGATGGCGCATGGCAACCAAAAGACTTGGCTGCATTAGAAGAATTAAAAGATAGATTGGCAAATCAATATAATCTAAAACGTGATAGTATTATTGATTACAATGAGATGATGGCTACACCACAGAAGAATAACATCAAGAAATGGAATGTTATTATTGCTCCGGGTGAGGGTGATATCAGTGCTAATAGGCAAGATGTATTGTCTACATTATTATTAAAACATTAAGTTATGTGATTAAATATAGTAATGACAAAACATTGCTTTATAGTGACCAGCGCGGTCAATACAAAATGGGGTATGTATAACAATGAAACAAGGTTTAAACAAACGATTGACACCTTAGACAGTATACATAAATATGCCCCAAACAGTAAAATAATAATTATGGAATGCGCTGCCATTCCTTTAACAGAGTGGCAAACTCATGTACTAGGTGGCAAATCAAATTTGATTGTAGATTGGACTAATCATCATATAGTTCAACATATAAATGACCAATCAAAAGATGAAAGTATATTAAAAAACTTTACAGAAATAAATTGTTTTCCCGGAACTATTGAACATTGTTTAGCAACAGATTTACTTAAAGATGTGGATCGTGTACATAAAATATCAGGTAGATATACATTAAACGAACATTTTAATTTAGAATTATATGAAAATAATCAAAAAATTATAGTTGGACCTAAAAGACCAAGTCGCTTACCGTTCATATCAGCTTTAGTAGAGTTTGAATATCCATGTAGATTATGGAGTTGGCCGACTTCTATGTCTAGTGATATTGCAAAAATGTTTAATGAAATGTTACCGTTTCTTGTTAAACATAGAGAAAGAAAATACATAAGTGAAACGGGTGAGGAACTGCAAGCATATATGGATCTTGAGCATTTATTATATCGTTTCCTTGATCCAAATAAGGTTGAATCAGTTAGTAAATTAGGTCTTGATGGAAATCTGTCCTGGACAGGTGAACAAATTAATGATTAATTTTTTAACAATTGATCCATAGTATATAGATTACGCATGTAGGGTGATAACTTTTCTAGTACACTAGATTCAATATCACCCTTTCTTCTTGGACCGTATTTCACGTTGAAGTTAACATTATTGACTTTTTGAAATTCATCAACAATCTCTTTAACAGTCCATCCTACTCCGTGACCTAGACATTCAGTACTATTGCTAGGCTTTTCAATTGCTTGTTTCAATGCGTCACATATTTCATTAACATGAACATAATCACGTACACAGGTGCCGTCACTTGTATTGTAATCATTTCCAAAAATTGTAAATTCTTTTGTAGTTCTAGCTTGTATTAAATTGTACATTAATCCGTCTGGATTAGTCGGTTCATACCCATCATTACCTATTACGTTATAGAATCTAAAAATACTATAATCTTGTTGTTTATGTTTTGTGCAATATTCTCTAACAACATCTTCAGCGGCACGTTTACTGATACCATAAGCACTAGAACAATCTTGTGCGGCACCTGTACTAGCAAAGATAAAGTTTTTAGTTTTTATCTTGTTAATCACATTCATAGTACCGTTTAGATTAGTGATATAGTATTTGATTGGTATCTGTTCACTTTCACCCACACGTACTAATGCCGCTAAATGAATTACGCTATCATATTCAATGTCGTTGGGTATAACAAATTGTCTATTAATATCACAACGATAAAACTCATTTAATGGTGCTTGGGGTTCTTCAATATCTAGCCCGTGAACTTCATAATCATTGGCTAACATCTTGGATAGATGTGAACCGATATATCCTGAGCAACCTGTAATTAAAATCTTTTTCATAATCCCTCAAATAATGATAGACCTTCAGTTTCTTCTACTGGTTCAAAACTAGGGTCTTTTGTCAAAAATGTATCGTCATCGGTATAGATAACTCTAAACTTATGCTTATTAGTTAATACACTACGCACATCATCAATACAGATAATACTACGGTTTAAATCATTAATGTAATCTTGTAACCTTACTGTATTCTCGCTACAAATCTTTGCTGTATTGCTATTAGATTGTTTAGGCTTAAAGTCTCTAAAACATTCCATCCATTTATGAAATACGCCAGCTTCTTGTTCCTGTGCGTGTTGTAATGATCCCAAGTTATACCATCTTTCTGCTTTTTCAAAAATATCATATAACTCTTTAGCTTTACTTGCCATATCTTTTTTAGTACAAGTATAGAAAAAACTTTTATTGAAGTTATTAATCCAGCGTTGATTCTCTAATACAAGTGTAGGCATTTGAATATGTTGTTCATAGAATGCCATACCATAACTCTCTACTGTACTAGGATTAAAAGCAATTCTAGCACTGGTCATAAAGTCAACTTTCTCTTTACCAATAATACTTACACGAATTTCGTAGGGTACACCAATCTTCTGTAGTCGATCTTCAAACTTCTTAGCACCATTCGCACTAGTCATTACCTTAGCAGGCAATTTTGTTTGTTCAATCAAGTCTAAGAATAGTTCAGGATTCTTACCTTCCTCCCAACGTCCTACAAACAATATACCTTCACGTGGTTTATGATGTTCTTCTAGTAACCCACGTTCAGTAATTGGGATAGGTAAGTGATATGACGATTCATTTAAATGTATTTGATTGAATTTACTCTGTGTTCCCACATCAATATTTGTTAAACTTAATTGGTGACGCATTGCTACATTAGTGTTGAACAAGAAGGGATTCTTAGTGTCTGTAAATATCTGGCTTTCTAAATGAGTATATGCAATGATTTGAATAACATCTTCAAGACCCATAGTACTAGCTACTTGTACTGTTTCATAGGTGTTACATATCAATGCATCATATAAATTATGTTCTAATGCTTCCACAATTGCTGTACGAAAGTTAGCCATTCGTTCATAACAAAATGTATCACCATACATAAAGATATTGCTATGGTCAGTATACTTTAATGATTCTAATGGAGCAATGATATTCGCAGGAATAGATTTAATAAACTCTGTATCTTGTGGTTCTTTGTCTGTAATAATATCAACCTTGATATTATGTTGATCCATTAGTTCACAGAAGCTTTTAGTAAATTGTCCTATTCCCCCGTGTGGTATTAATGTTTGATAGCTTACTAAAAAGCCAATTCGTTTATCATATGTTTTCATTTTGTTTCATTTACTGTGGGAACATCCTGCCAATCAGTCCATTCACGTTTTTTAGTAAAGCTACCTTGAATAGTGGTTGTACTATAATCTGTTACTTCAAATTGTGTTCTATATTGTAACACTTTTTCAAATCCGTCTGACGCTTTTCGGACAAGATATCTTAATTCATACATATATTTACCTTGTTAGTTTCCATATAATATGGGCATTCTTATCGTGCCATCTATACTCTAAGATAGACTCTCCGGGCCCTGTAATAATTCTAGTCATACGATAAGCCTTCTTTAACCAAATACGGTTACCAGTTAAGTAGCAAGTTTCAGGTAACCAAGCAAATTTATACTCAGTACCTATCATCATTTTACTATAGAACGAATCGTATGCTTGTGTTTGTGGCATCAAGTACCCCATTCGTTTTTAAACAATGGTACTTGAAGTCTATCACTATAACGATAACCACGATTCATTGCTTCTATAGCAACATTCTTGGCATTCAAACTGTAGATACTTTCTACACCACCGCATGGCATAAAGTATACAGGGCCTCTAAAGCCACCATTACGAAACTCTTGCACAGCTACATCAGCTTCTAACGCATCTTCCTTAGTAGCGATAACAAACTTCAAATATACAAAGCCAACAGTTTCATATTGACGAATGATATTAGGACAAATTGCGTCTTCCCACTTCTCACCACTGATACTTAGTTTAGGACTAACACTAAATGTAAGTGCGTTCTTTTCTCTGTTAATCTTCCATTGTTGTAGATATGTTGAAAGGTCTTGACTTAGTTCTTGTGTGCCGTTAGTTTCAAAAGTAATCTCTTTTAATGCTCTCATTTTTTCGTTTGAAAGTAGTTCAGGATACGCTCTTTGCCAGCCAAGTAGAGGTTCTCCACCAGTGATAACAAGGTGTTCATCCATCCAGCGATTATGAGGAAGCATGTCCATAATGCTGTCAACAATACTATCGGTACTAAGCATAGGACTAAGATGCTTAAACCTAGGATCCCAACTAGCATAACTATCACACCCAGTACTAACCAACGGTAATTTTTTATAATCATCATAATAGTGAACCCTTGACGCAATATCTTCTACTTCTTTACTAGTTTGACCTTTAGGCATGCCAAATCCTGCGCATGTAAAGTTGCAACCAAATGTTCTTAGAAAAACACTAGGTACCCCCATGTAACGACCCTCACCCTGAATGCTATAGAATAGTTCTGAAATTTTTAACTGTGACATTATTCAAACTCTCTATCTTCACGATGACCATTACGTCCTGCCATATTATTATCAGTCTCACGTACCTCTACTCTACAGCACCATACACGCTTTGCTTCTTCACTACCGCAGTTAGGTAAAAAGATTGTATTAACGTATTCATATAAGAAGTCAGCAATACCTTCACAACCAGTACGTTCTACTTCTGTAATCTTTGCTAGTTTTAATCGACCTAGTTCTAATAGATGTTCACGCATTGGGTCATCTTGTGCGACTAGTAGAGTATGGTCAAACCATTCTTCTAGTTTATCTTTAAGTGGTCGTAGTCCACCGAAGTCAGTTACCCAGTTACGGGCATCTAATGTATCAGCTTCAAATTCAAAGTGAAAACTCATAGCATAGCCATGAATTAAGTTACAATGACTGTCAGCACGCCATTGACGATATGCGACAGGACCTATTTGTCTGTATGTCTTTGTTGAAAAGAATTTTTTGTTTGCCATGATTTTCTCCTATGTTAGATTATAGCATAGAACGCAGAATTTGTCAACCGGGGTGATGTTCTATAGACCGGTTATAGTTATTTACTATTTTTTAATTGTTCTGCTTCGGCAACCCGTTTTCGCAAACTACTAGAACTGAAACTATGGTCACGTCTATTGAATATTACTTGTATAGCACGACCTGCTCCCTCATTACGTCCGGTAAAGTTCTTATCCTCATACTCTGTACCTAAAATACGAACATCTAATGGAAGTATCAATAACAAGTCAATCAAGTCTTGTTCAGTTTGATAGACAACAACTTCATCAACATAACGACAAGCCGCCAGTTGAATCTGTCGTTCTACGATACTTTGAATAGGTTTATTCTTAGTATCAGGTCTATCAATAGTAGGATCAGTTTGCAATCCGCATATTAGATAATCACAATGATTTTTTGCTTCGCTTAACATAGCAACATGTCCTGCATGAAGCATATCAAATGTGCTGAAGGTAATGCCAATCTTTTTACCTTGTAATTTTAATTCTTTAATGTGATTAAAAATCATTTTGAAAGAGTTCTCCACATTTTAGTTTGCTCATGCTCTTTTAAGAATTCATCTTCACCTACAAATGTAGGAGCATCAGCCATAATCTCATCAAGCAACCATTTAATACGATGTAAATCTTTTTTAATTTCAAATTGATTAAAGCCGTCATTATAGTTGCTATGTAGTTCTACACCAGACATATAGATTTGATGATGTACACTGTTGTAGTCCATTTGTTTACGCATTCCCATTATTTACAACCCTTGTTAGCAATTTGTAAAAACTCTTGTCTTGCCGCTAGATCAGTTTTGAAACCTCCGCCTAAACGACTGGTAACAGTACTAGATCCTGTATCTTCTACACCACGACTTTTAACACAATAGTGTTGTGCATCAATCATAACTGCAACATCTTCTGTATCAAGGATGAACTGTAAGGTGTGAAAAATCTGCTCTGTTAACCTCTCTTGAATCTGAGGTCTTTTGCTAAAATATTCTACAATACGGTTTATCTTACTAAGCCCTAATACTTTTTGTTTAGGGACATAAGCTACAGTAGCCAATCCATCAATCACTACAAAGTGATGTTCGCAGTTAGATTGAACATTAACATTACGCTCTACAACCATTTCGTTGTATTGCATCTTGTTATTAACTGTTGTACATTTAGGGAATGCTTCATAATCAAGTCCCCAAAAGATTTCATTAACATACATCTTAGCTACACGTTTGGGTGTTTCAGTTAAGCTGTCATCAGTTAAATCTAATCCAAGATATTGCATGATAGCAGTGAAGTGTTCTTCAATGCGGTCAATCTTATCTTTTCTGTCTAAACTGTTTGGCAATGTAGGTGTCTCAACACCCATTTTGACCAAGTATTCGTGTACTTGTTGACCCAACTCTGGATCTGTTTTTGTTTTATTATAACTCATAGATAACCTTCCTTTGTGATGGTTTTGTTTTGATATTGTGTTACCGTTGTGTAACACAAGTATTTATCACTTTGATTTAGCAACTGATTTTTTTGATTTAGCTCTGACAGCAGGCTTCATATTGGCAAGTTCAACACTAGCGCAGGCCTCACGTACCTCTTTAACTAACGCATCCCAATCCCATTCTAATTCAGTACGACCGTCGGAGTAGGTAGACACAGTTAAGTGACTACCTACTTTTACTGAGTCTGGCAATGAACTAACTTCTTGAAGTTGAATTTTCTTGCGGGTTGCCATAGTTAAGCCTTAGCTTTTGCTTCTGCACGTGCGGTTTTTTCTGCTGTAATTTCGTTACGGCGAGCCTTAACTGCTTTAGCTAACTCTGCTAATGCTTTGCGGGCACGTGTACCAGCGGCTGCATTGCCTTTGTTAAACTTATCGTTCTCGGCATTGTATGCTGCCAAGCTAGTTTCAATATCATTTTGTGCGCTCATGTTTTCTCCTATTTGAAATGAACTTATTCTGTATCACCAGAACCTACTACATTACCATCTTCATCTGATAATTCTAACGGACCTTGTAAGATATAATCTGTATCATCATTACTCCATCCTAATTCTTCCATGCCTTCAAAGTAATTTTCTTCCCAAGCATTTTCAATTTCTTCTCGTTCTTCTTCAGTTATTTCATCAGGGTATTCCCATTCAGCCCAACACCCATCATCAAGACTTTCAAGTTCCCACTCATAATCATCTTGACCGATTTCATAACCATCATCATTATCTAGGTCAATGTCGGGTTTTTCATCACTTTCGCAATAGAATGTCCCCCAACGATAACCTTCCTCACGGATGATTGTTTTACCATCTTTGTACCAATGCTGTCTTTCATAAGCACTCTTTTTGTGAAGTGTTTTTAATGTCCATGTTGCCATGATTATTTCCTATCACCAAACAGTTGTAACAAGTTGATGAACAAGTTGATAAAGTCCATATACAAAGTTAATGCACCACGTACTTCTGCAACATCACTGGCTTGTACACTGAGTTCCTCACGGATCTTCTGTGTGTCATAGGCAGTTAATCCTAGAAAGATAATGATGGCTAATGCTGAGATTACCATCTGCATCACCGTTGATCCAATAAAGATGTTGACAATGCTGGCAATGATGATTGCAATCAATCCAACAAACATAAACTTGCCAACACTATCTAAACTTTGTTTAGTAAAATAGCCATAGCCACTCATAACACCAAACAGTATGGCTGCACCCATAAATGCTGATACGATACTACCCATAGTGAATACAGCAAAGATTGTAGCAAAACTCAATCCCATTAATGCCGCAAATCCATGTAAGCATAACTGCGCTACACTCTTACTAGGGTTAGTAGCTAATATCATACTAACACCAAAGATTGCTACTAGCGGAGAAAAGATTACAATCCACTTTAGCATTCCGGTAAAAAAGAATTCAAGTAACTCTGGGCTAGAGCCTACAAAGTAACTAACAATCATTGATACAATAACAGCAACACTCATATGTCCGTAGACACGGCCCATTGCTGAGTTTACCTCGCTTGCCGAACGATACGACATTTCATTTTCATAAGTTGTTTCAAACATAATAGTCTCCTTTTAGTATTTATTTTCTCTGGTATGTTTGCGATAGTCTGTGTCCATACGCAACCAATCTTGTCCCTTACCCTCTAGAATATCGCAGATTCTATCAATAGTACCATCAGTCCAGTCACTAATCTTACCTTGATTAACGTGCGGCTGATGTAACATATGATACAATTTAATAGTTGCATCTTCAACAGACCAGGGAGTATAAAGTCTTGTATAATCATTCGCAAACGTTTCTGGGAAACTGCGATATGCCGGGTACAATACATTACAACCTAATGCATCTGCTTCACTTACTGTATTACTTACCCAGTCTTGTAATGCACAGTTAAACAATACTCTAGTATCGTTTAGTAACTCATAGTATGTATTCTTATCTAGGTCTTCACATATACGCAATAGACCACGATTTTGCATATCTTGTGTACGCTTCATATAACTATCGTTGTTACTTTTTAGTTTACTACCACTAAACACACAGAACTCTACCCCACGATATACACCATGACGATCCTTCTGTCCATAACGGTTGTAGAATTCTTCAATCACATCCATATAGAAGTCTGGTTGTTTTTCTTGATCCCATCTTGCACTAAATGCAATACGCATAGGTCGTTCATTGAACGGCTTAATGTTATTGTTGATACGACCACGAACTTCTTCTTTACCAAATGCTAGACCTGAGATATTGTAGATCGGTGCCTTCCAACCTGCAATCTTCATATGCATAACCATTTCTTCATTACTAGCAAGTACGCCATCAACGAATGAGTCAACCATCTTCTCATAGTGTCCCATAAACTCACTCATACCCCACACGTGTACGAAATCATCAGGGTCAATTGACTGAGCAAGACAGCGAACATAAATCTTAGGACGACTTGTGATCGGAATCTGTTTCATAATGTAGGGCAATGACTCAATGCCCGGCTGAAACATATCTTCAAAATAAACTATATCACCTGCGCCTACTTCGCCCTGCTTCATCATCTTAACTAGATTCATTAGTTGACTCATACCAAAGTATGTGCGACCATGGGCATCTAATACTTGACCGGTAACAATAGCTTGGTCATTAGATAATGTTTCACCCGGGA